AGATACTGTTGTTGTTCCGTCTGAGCCTGCGGTTATCCCATACAAAGTTGCTGAGCTGTATTGCATAAAGTCCGTGCTGTTTTGGGGCGTAATCAGGATGCTTGTTATTGGGTCTGTGCCTGTCCACAATCCAGCAATAATCTCTAGCCCGTAATCGTTTGTCCCGTTGTTTTCGCCAAGAGCATCCATGCTCCAAGACTTAGCAACTGAGCTTCGGTAGTTAGGGATATACCAACCTGCATTTGTGAATGTGTTTGAGGTTGCTGTGTTGGGGGTAATCCATCCATCAGCAGCCCTTCCACCTGTGATTGAGTTTGATGTTGCAGTGGTCCAAGACCCAGAAGCGACAGTCGAGCCATCTCTTGCGACTAAGTTTCGTGCTGAATAACCTGAGCTGGAGGCGTTGAACTGATAGACAAGTGCAGCTTGGTCTGTATCGGTGCAGCGCAGGCTCATAACTAAATAAAGGTCTGTGTAATCACTTGGGATGTCCCCGACTGACACAAACTCAATCGAAGCAGCCCCACCTGACCCAACCTCAATGTGTTCTATAAGTGTCATACTCATAACTAAGCCTCGATTCCGAACAGCGAAAAAGTTGTTCCGCTCTGAAAGTCAGAAGTACTGTGGTCTATCACAAGCGAAGTAATCGCAGCAGTGCTAGCCCATCTACCAGCCAAAGCAGCTACCTGATTGCCAGTAGCATTAGCCCTCACTAGAAATGTTTTGTGCTTGTCAGTTGCAGAATAATCTAGGAATTGCCAAATGATGTTCGACTCTGCCGTATAAAGTCCTGTTCTGCTTGTATCTGAACCAGTTGAGCTACCAGTTCCATACATTCTGACATAACTTAGATTTGATGAATCCCCATTGGGGTTGATAAAGGTTGCACCAGCTGACCCAACAGTTCCGTCTATGACAATAACTAAGTCACGATAGGTTGCAGGGATAGAGGAAAAAGTTACAGTTGCAGTCGCACTTGCAAGGGTCGTAGTCGCTAGTGCTACATAAGTCGGAGTTGCCATTAGTTCACCTTCAGCCCGTAAATCGAGAAGCGACTCCCGACATTGAATGTGCTTGTGGAAGTTGCATCGAAAGTAATTGAATCAACCGCATCTGTGCTGAGATAAGCACCTGAATACAAACCTATTCTCGGTGATGAACCTGCGTGTCCTGCAATAGAGCGAACTGTAGTGTATTTGGAAGTATCGAACGCATCTAGGATGTCAATTACTCCCGCTCCAAAGATGTTTGCTGATTGAGAGTTTTCAGGTATTTCTGACACCCTGAGAACGCTGCTGGCGTTTGCATAGGAAGCCACGCTTGAGCCATCGCCTAGTAACTGGTGATTAGAAAAGTTACCACTTCCTGCTGAGTTGATGTCAATAATCATTGCATTAGTTAGAGCAGCAAAGTTATCCCTAGCGGTGAATCGTAGCTGTAGGTGCTGATAGTCACTTCCGTATGTCGAACTCAGCGAACTGAATGTGACTGTGGCTGCTGTGCCTGTCAGTATCTCTGTTTCAAGCAGGTCATACGAGCCTGCTGCTGCTGCCTCCGCCTGTGCTGCTAATACACCTAGTAGCAGCATTTAGACCGCCGTAATGTTACCGATGATGCGGTAGGTGTCGGTGTCTACAGCAATGATGCCTACGGCCTCGTACTGTGCGCCAACTGTAAAGCTGACAGCGGTTCCTGCCGTTCCTGCGCCTGCGATTGTTGCCCCGTCAGTAGTAATCGTAAGAGCCGTACCGTCTGCAAGAATCTGCACCTGTTGGCCCTGTGTGAAGTCTGTTGCAGTGCCGACTGTCACAGTGCCAGCATTTGTGAACTGGATGTAAGAGCCAGCGTCAGAGCTTAGTAGCGTATAGGCGGTAGCTGTAGAAGATGTAAAGGTGATTGGGTCAAGACCAACTACAGTCCATGCACTGCCGTCATAGTAGAAAAGACCATTTGAGTCTTTTAGGTAGGTAATCATCCCCTCTGTTGGGGTACCGATGGCAGAGCCTCTGGCGGCTGAGTCGTCAAATACCATGACGGACTGCTCCATAAGGTAGCCGTTTACATTGGCGGCGGTAAGAACCTCACCTGCCGCAAAAACTTTATAGCCTAGACCTGCCATTATTTCCTTACCAGCTCAAACTGTATGTATCTAGCTTACCAAACTCAGCATCATCTAGCACAAGGGCTGCGTAATCTAGAGCCTGGAAGCCAAACTCTACAAAGTGAGCTTCCGTGTTTACAGTATGGTTTATGTTGATGATTTGAACGAACCGAACAATCGGGTCGCCAATATTATTAGGTGTAAAGGTGACTCGTGCAATATCACCAATTTCTGCGTCAAGTATTGTTTCTTGGTCTGCTGTATCTAGCTTGTGCACAGCTACTTCTAGCGCACTGAATCTATACTCTGGCTCTGAGAATCTTTCCGCAAGCACGACAACCAAATCCACAAGAGCGCCATCAGTACTTAGCAGCAGATTGTTCTGCTCAAACTCTCTAGCTCCATAGTCACTTACACTTTGTAGATTTGTAGCTGTTGCCGTACCACCGCCTTCTCGTGATACTGAAATTTGGTTGTATAGCTTTTCAGAACCATAAACAACCTCCAGATTCGCAACAGGAATTGCAGTTCCCCCGAGGTCAATAAGAGTTGCACTTGTCGGAGTAACGCTGCGGTCTTTGAAAGCCACCTTTCCAGCTTTGTCAACAAACACAAGTCCTGGTTCTGAATTGGCTACCTGTTGCAGATAAGCCATAACATTTGTATTTTCCTCAATAGCAAAGTCGCTCAAAGAGGCAAGCCCCGTGTCTATGTCTCGTAGCTCAGAAGACCAGTTCACATCATCTAAAACCTGCGCCACCCTTGAGCCCGTAAGCTCAGGAGTCGGCGTACCTGCCGCAAGTACCTGACCTGACAGAATGCTTGTAGCGTCATAGGCAACTGCTTCTACAACCGAATCTCCATTTGGCAAGTAGCTAAGATTCCAGTCGTCAATCCACCCACTGAATACGAGCTTGCCTCCCGATGTTATGCGAATCTCTCGTCTTGGAATGATGTTGCCAGCAAAGGGAGAGGCTGTATAAAGCGGGTCAAAAGCCCTGTCGTGATTGTTTAGCTCAATAGTTGCCTGACCAGCAGGAAAGGCTGCAAAGATGCTACGCCTACCTCTAGACAAACTAAAGTTACGAACCCTGTTGGTTATGTCAATAAACTGCAACCCAGCAAGAGGGTAGCTAGCGTTATCTAGCTCACCTTTGATTGCACTATCCAGGGTAAAAAAGCTAGCAGCACCAGAAAAGCTCTGGTCAAAACCAACTTCGACCTTCTCTACTGGTAGGGCCATTAGCTGATGCCTACCTGGATGTTACCGTTGACAGAGTTGAACTTAGTGAGCTCCTCGACTAAAGCTTCACCTGCCTTAGCTCCAGCAGTTCTGGTATCAGCAGTTACATTGACTGTGTAATTATTGTTGACTGTTGGGCTGCCTGTCGCAAGGGCAGCGGCAGTTAGTTCGGCACTTGATAGACCTCTGGCGATACCTCCCAGGTCAAACTTCATGCCAGCAAGAACATCCTGCTTTAGGCCTTCAACAACACCAATCTTCGTGCGGATACCTGTCTTGACAGCTTCAGTGCTGACCTTCTGCAAAGCCTCGCCAGCGTTGCGTAGGTATTCATTGAGCTGAGCCAAGCCAGCAACGTCAATCTCTTCGATAGCTGGAACAGCCGCCTGAGCAGCTTCAGCAGCCTTCCTCGCCTGTTCTACGGGCTTTTCCACAGCCGTAGACACTCTGCTTGTGAACTCAGCGTTGAAAGCCTCTGCCATGTCACGAGCAAGCTCCAGGAGGCGCTCACGTTCGCTGGCGATTCCTTCCAGGAGCCCCATAGACATATCTACGCCAGCGCCGTACATAGTCTCGGCTACTTGCTCACCGAGGTCTTTACCTATGTCGTCAATCTCTTGGAACAGGCTGTTTATCTCTGTGATGGTGTCTGAGCCACCATCTACAAGAGCCTGAGCGGTTTCCCCACCAGCCTCTACACCAGCCTCTACAAGTTGGTTGAATAGCATTGGGTCAAGACCAAGCGCTCTTAGCTTCTGAAGGTTCTCAGCAAAGGTTCTGGCCTTAGCAGCCATCTCCCTAAAGCCGTCTAGCAACCCCTTAGTCTTGTCCTGAGTTACATCAACAGTCTCCTCGTATGAGCGGGTAACTGTGACAGCAAACTCTTTGAGCCCATTCTCAAGCTCTACGATGCCCTTTGAGACCTCTGTGACAGTGCGCTTCTCTGTCTCGCTCTTGAGCTTTCCAAAGAGGGTAGTCAGACTAAAGGCGCTTGTGAGTGCCCTGCGGTAGTCATTTATCAGGGCCTCGGAGAGTGCATACCTGTTAGCTAGGTCGTCACGCTGTTGGGCAATACGGCGTAGGAGCTCCTCTTCAGTAGAAACCCACTGCATCAAGTTGTCAAAGTCTGACTGAAGAATTAGGTCACTACGGAACGCAGACTTTAGCTCTGACCGAATCCTCTCGATTGAGCCGACTACGGCTGTCTCAAAGCGGCCTAGCTCTAGTTCGTAATCAGGCAGAATGCTGATTGTGTTGAAGTCCTGTAGCTTCTCCAGGAATCTGTCGGCCTTTAGTCGGGCTGCCTCATAGATTGCCTGTAGCCTGTCAGCCTCACGCTGTAGGTCGTCAATATATTTCTGAGCTTCCTTTGTGGCGGCTTCCAAGGCCTCTGCCTGAGCCTTAGCCAACTCTTCTGCGGCTTCGGTAACTTCCCTAATACCGTCAGCAGTTCTGTTGAACTCAGCTTGTAGCTCCTTTAGGCCTTCAACTCCACTCTTGACAACATCTGCAAAGACCTTCTGCCAGCCAGCAGCCCCGAGGATAGCCTCAATAAGACCCTCAGAAGCCCCCATGCCCTGCAAGCGTCTGCGAGCAGATTCCTTGGCTATAGCATCGTCAATGCTGTCGAAAAAGTCCCCAACAAAGTCTGTTGCCTGTGTGCCTGCGCCTCCGCCATCGCCGAAGGCTGTAGCCATAAACTTTTCAATCTCAAGTATCTGATTAGAGATACCTACAGCGGCAGCGTAGGAAACCTTAGTGATGTCTATGGCGGCTAGGCGAGCATACTTAGCAATGTTCTCGAAGATTTGTTGCCAGTTGGGTTGGGTCAGAATCTCTTCGATAGCAGATGCTTCAATGCCTATCTCGGTCAGTGCATCCTTAGCTTTGCTCTTTTCTGCTGCTTCATCTACATCAGCAAAAATCTTTGCAAGCCCAGTTAGGTTGCCTTCTGCATCACGGGTCTCACCAGCTAACTGACGCAGAGATTCAGCAAGCTTTTTCTGCTCTTCTGCTGCTTCAGCGCTTGCTTTTGCATCGTCCCTGCTTGACAAAGCCTTACCACGCAGAGCGGTAGAGGCTGCCTTGACACCAGCGTCAAAGCCCTCAATGTCGCCTGTAAAGCCACGAGCGTTGTCTCTAGCACGCTGCAAGCCCTCATCAAAGGAGTTGATAAAGGAGCCCAGCTTGCCAAAAATGCCAGCCCCGAGGAAAGCGGCAGCATCACCGAAAAACTTTAGAACTGGGTTGCTGTCTGCAAAGTCACGCAGAATCTTGTCAGCAGCGGTTACTGTGGCAGACAAAGCATCAAACAGATTTATAAGTATGTCTAGACCCTTGCCAAAGGCATCCATAAGAGGGATAAGTATTGGCCTAATAATGTCTACAAGACTGGTCAGAATCTCGATAAGCGGCTGTGTGAGCTGAGCCAGTTTGAGAATGTTTTCCCCAGCTTTAATAATGAGGGGGCTTAGAGACTCTAGACCTTCACCAAGCTTTTCACTGACCTCCAGCAAACCAGGAGCATTGTCTTCAATCAGTCTCGCAAAGGCATTGTTTAGCTCTGCCAGTGGCTTCTGGAAGGGCTCACCGAACGCAGCCTGTAGATTGGCTATCTGCGCCTGCAAACGCTTCTGTGAGGCGTACAGCGTGTCTGTGGCCCTACTGAAGGCTCCTACTGAATCAGCAGCTCTCTGGAAGAGGAAGTCAAGGGTAATTTGTGCTTCTGCGTTCTCACGAGCAGCGCCTTCTAGGTCTTCAAGGCCACGAGCAGCGAGTTCTGCGTTAATCTCGTTCTGCTTCATAGCGACACCGAACTTTTCAATCGGGTCGAACTCGCCTCGGAACAGAGCTGTTACAGCAAGCAACGCCTCTTGAACGTCATAACCATATGTGGTCGCCAAGTCCTGCGACAGCATAACGATGCGCTGTGTAGCATCTGCCGCTTCGCTTACATTGAATCCATACTGCTTTAGTACCGAACCAATGAAGATAGATGCCTGAGCGGACTGGTTTTGAGAGATACCGTAGCTGTCAACCTGTTCACCGAATCGTTTCAGTTGCGGCGTTAGGTTGCCATAAACCTGTCCAAGAGCAATGAGGTTACGCTCAAGCCTTTGTGTGGCATCTACTGACTCAAGAATGAACTCTCGTGAACCAGCAAGAGCCTGAAAACCTGCAAACGAAGCAGCAGCAGCACCGATATTCTTTGCTAAGCTATCAAAAGTCTTGCCCAGACCTCCCATTGCGGCTCTGGCTTGTGTAAGTCCCGCAGAACGCAGAAGCGTAACAATCGGGATAATCATTGACTGTAGTGCCATTAGCCCTGCATCCTTAGGTTGATTTGAGCAATAACTTGGTTTAGAACTTCAGCAGTGTCCTGCCTGTATTTAGGCATATGCTTATCTACAGCAGGCCATCCATAACGAGAGGCTTGTGGAGCTCGTCTTCTATCGTCTAGGGCCCCAATCCAATCCTGCCAGACTGCATTACGCCTAGCGGAGGTAAAGCGCCGCATATTCTCTGTAGCCTGAATCTCGCCCTTACCGAAGAGGTTAGTGCGATAGTCACGGACTAGGGCGTTCTGTGGCAGACGACCCTTACCGCTGTTACCAGCAACATCAGCGACCACAAAGGCAGGAGCCTTCACCATAATCCTGACGATAGATAGAGTGCCGTCTTTACCCTGCTTGATGTTTGCCCAATCACGAGCCTTGTTGCGGTTCTTGAAATTTAGCTCTACTGCCTTTTTAGGCGAGAGGGTCTTTGAGTTTATCCAGCTAAGTCTTCCAATTTCAGAGGTAGCAAACCTGTCATACACTCTGCCTTTACGCCGAGGGGGGCCAAGAGGCCCAGGCTGGGAGATACCCTTGTAGGCCTCGTAGACCTTTTCCTGCGCAGGTGCACCAATCTTTTTTAGGTCTCTGTTTAGCTTGCGGTAAAGATTAGGGGCTGCTTGACGGAGTTCACGGCGGATAGCGTCAAGATTTGTTATTTCAATTCCTGCTGCTCCAGTGCCCGTAGGAATAACGCTGGCTTCCCTGAAGTCCCCGATGTTGATACCAGCTTTGATGCCAGTAGCCCTTATGTTGCTCCAGCCAGTCACAGCACCACGCAGATAACTCTGGCTTGCGCCGCCGAGAAGTGCTGATAATGCCACTGAGACCGCCTAACTAATTATTCAATTCTACCGCAATAAGAAACCGCCCCCGAAGGGACGGCCTCTTATTTACTGACATTCTTTGCCACTATCCAGCGGTACATTGTCCACAGCATCCTGTCTTCGAGTTGCATCAACTCTCTAGGCGAGATACCTGTTTCCACAGCTAGAGCTGCGAGCCACCAGTGGGTGCTGTCGTCACCCAGACCCTTTATTTTGGGTCGGACTCTGCCTCTCCAACGCCTTCTACGGTGTCAAGCCACTCTTCGTACTTGAGCTTCGTAGCTTTGGTGCGCTGTTCACTGTGCCATGCTAGGAAAAGCAGGTGACCGAGCCTCTGCTCAGTCGCCAGCTTCCCTACCGATGTATTGAATTTGTCCTCAAAGGCTACCAAGTCAGCAGTGCTGGCTGTGATTTCCTTTTTGGTTCCATCTGCGAACGTAATGACTAGGTTGAATCGCATTTATTTTCCTTTGTTTAGGCTGTTGCGTAGCTTACAGCACCAGTGGTCGGGAATGACACACTAAAGGTGCTGAGGTCACCTACGGCACCAGCAACAGGGGTGAAGCTGTTGATTAGAACCTCTGCGGTGTATTCAGGGGTTGTTGCGGAAGCAGCGGTTCCGTTACCTGCAATCAGGGTTACAGTTCCGATGCTTCCAACTAGGTCTTGGAATAGCTCCGAGACAGCACCCGAACCGAAGTCCTGGTGGAAGTCTAGAGATACGGTACCTGACTTTAGGCCGCCAATGAGCTCAGTCCAGCCCGCAGACCCAAAATCAGTAGTGTCCACCTCGGCGGCGTTAATCACCAGCTCTGCGCGAGCGCAGTTAGCACTGATGTCTGTGCCGTTTAGCGAGATGGCGTTGGTTGTGACAACAAACTTTGCCATATTGTTTTTTCTCCTTATGCAAAGACGGTGACTGTAAATTCAGCCGCCAGATAGATTTGGTCGTTTATAGTTATAGAACCCACAACATTGGAGCGTTCAACACGAAGGTCATACGCCTCGCCGCCAAGTGTCCTCTCCGATTCTATCGCAACTTTCACGCTCTGTGAGCCTGTCGGTTGGCAATAGCCATCGAGCTTGCGCTGCATCGTCCTTTCAGCCGCACGGCCTACTATGACTGTCACAACGAAGTTGTATGTAGTCAGCCCGCCGTTGAAGGCACCATCGTAGTCAATGGTGTCTAGGTTGATAACGCCAATAGGCGGGGTTGGGTTGTCAGGAATCTCTGGAGATGTCCTCAAACCACTGACGTTCCCTAAATTGTTAGCTAGGGCTTGCCTCATGGCGGTAATGTCTGCCATTAGGCCATCCTGATTCGGCGGTATGGGCCGAGCAGTGCCTCAATGTCTGGGTCAATACGGCTGACTCTTACAACACCGAGGTCAGAGAATCCAGCCACTCCTAGTGGGCTGTCATAACGCTTGAACTGCCTTGCGGCCAGAAGGTTGCAGGCCTGCTTTACATCAGTTGGCACTGCTGTGCCATAACCGAATGTGCCTGTTACCTGAATCGTGGCTTCGCCCTCAGCGTTTGGGTAGTTGACTGTTGGGAACAAATAGTCACCTACAGCCCTAATGTGCGTGTATGGGTGATACAGGCCGCCTGAGAGCCCATTGAGAGGCTCTAGTTGGTAGTCAGTAGAAGTCCAGGTGATGTCAAAGCTTCCGTCAGCGTCAGAGCTAGTCTTCAGGCTAGTAAGAGAGATGAGGTCGTCAATCTCCGCCATGTAAGAGCTCTGCGGGGTAAAGATGCGTGTAGCAGTGCCAGAGGTAAAGACTCTCTCGCAGTGCGTGTCAATCTGACGAGATGCGGACTCAATGCAAGTCTCCATCAAGGAGTCGTCAACCGAATCCGTCACCCTGAGAATGTCTTTTAGCTCTTGTAGGGTCGTGTAGCCGTCAGTAATCGCCATATCTCTAGTTTACCTTCAAGCGCCCTTTGATGTCAGTTGTGCTGATGCCGCTGGTGTACGGAATGTAGAGCAAAGAGATGCCTCGCTCGTCTAGCCAATCTTGGTCAAACATCATCTGCTTGTAATAGTTCTTGCGTGCCCAATCAGAGCCTATGGCAACAATATCGGGGGAAACATTGTCAATAGATATGCGAGAGTCAGCGCCGCCAGCATTCGGTACCACATCAAATACAGACCTCAATCCCATCAGCACAGCTTCACGCTCTGCATAAGTCATTATCGGAGGCTTGCCCTTGTATGCCTCGATAAACTCATCCGTGTTCAAGGCTACTATTACGCTGCCTATCTCAGCACAGCGGTTTAGAAAATTGACATGACCCGAATGTAATAAATCAAAGGTGCCACCCGTGTAAACCATTAGTCCCATGCGTTGCTCCTTCTAACTTTCAACTGCCAGCCTATCTCTTTGGTGTTGTTGCCCGCTACTTTGTTAGTGAACATAGACCTGTTGCGACTGAAGGTCATAGTGTTCTTATCGTTGTAGCCGCTCTTGAGCGTAGAAGAGTTATCGTGATGCACCTTGGCAGGGATGTGATTGAACTCCACGCCCAGCATAT